CTTGTAAAGACATTGACTAGGTAAACTACTACTAAAAGCAAATATTTATACTCCCCGTGAATGTCTATTCAGGGAGTGGCTCAACTCTAAAATCTACGGCCGAGTTGAAAAGACCGTGCAGCTCATAATCATCACCAGCTGCTTGCAAAACTATCACCTCTATGATAGAGGGAATCGACTCCATCTGCTGCAACGGGCTCAGAACTCTAATCGAGAACTGGCCCATTGAGAATGGAGTGGGGTCTGAGTACGCACCATTGCATACTCTCTTGAAACGCGTAGTGCTCCGCCAAGGAAACACCACCTCAAGGACGGTCACACCAGCAATATTTAGGACAGTGGTGTACTGTCCGAGGGCTTCTTCAACAGTTAAGCCGGATGCCTCAAATCCGACATGTGAACAAATCATCAACTTAGCCGCGTGCAAAGCGGTCCCGACCACAATAATCTTATACTTCAACGAACCCCTCCAAAAACTATAGGGTGTCGAAACATAGGACATAAGATCCAGGTTGATAACATCATCCACACCAGCTGTGAAGAACCGGGCACAAGGGCATAGATCCGCCTTGAACAAAACGGAATTCACTGGATCCGATGTCTGCACGGTGAATGAACCTATCGGAGTATACCGTGAAGTTAGGTAACGCACCGACATCTCATCAACGTCAGTAGCCAAGTCCTTCCTCTCAGGATATCTCTCCGGCCTTGACTCTAGATCCAATCTATTGGCGTAATCAACTGCCACTGAATTACACAAATTCGGATTAGTCCTCACCACAACTGGCATAGGATTTATGGCCAAATTTGGTTTGTCCAGTGGAGCCGATAATGCCGTCTCTCCTCCCGTGAACGCATCAGCCGACGAGTCCTTGAAATCTATTGAAGAGTCCATAACATGTTCTATGTTATAACTATAGTTGGACACCTTACTCTGTATCCCACCCTGCGCCTCAACCAACACATTCTCCCTAGGGTTAATCACTGAAAACTCACTATCCAAAAACCGTGCGTATGCTGTTAGAGACAAAATCTCTGTTGTGGAACTAGGCCCAAATCTTAGGGGCGAAACCACAACCAACAACAATGTGCCGAGTGTCTGGGACGAAAGCTTCCGTGTGTCCAAGGCATCCAAGTAATGCAGGTAAGGAATATCGAAAGCTACAGTGACATCCTTACCCGGGAACATAAGCTCATGTCTTGTCGACATGCAGCTAATCAGATCACCTCCGTAGACCTTAGCGGCTTGAGTACTATCAAGCAGCGGAGCCCACACTACTGCTACGCACCCTGCCACAAATTGTGTCGCCTGCAAGTTCAGCATCACCTGGGGATTCCCTCTCCAAAACATGTTCCTCGCCCAAGCTGACTTCATAGCCCGCGAATTCAACAACCCAAGTGGTACATCGATGGAACCAATGATCGAACCAGTGATATGGCTAGAGGCCCACACAAAAGTATTAACAAACTGAGGACGCGTAACCATCTCGACGTTACTTGGAGCATCCTCACCCATAGAAATACTACCACTGGGTACAGTCAACGTTCCGGCTTTAACAGGTGCCTGACCAGTGGACACGAATCCACTCTGGGGTGCAACCTTGAGACTCCACATCGGTCTAGTAGACACGGGCCAACGAGGCCCAGCAACGTCAGACCTCAAGGGCCCAACCCACGGCAACAACGTAGCATTAAAACCATTACGAATCAAAATCACATCATCCGGTATATCAGCAGACAACCTAAACTGGTTATCACCAATATTTGACCACCCAACAATAAACTGATCAGCTGCCACTTCTTGCACACCGTCATCATTCACAAAGGTGGTGGAGCCGACAGCCGTGTCATACGTCCACACATTGGTCGCAAAAGATCCAACAGGCCCATGTGCTGATATCGTCCACGTCGATGGGCAACTCCGATACCCGGAGAAGTCAACACTCACGTCTAGAGTGGTGCCCGGCAACAAGTTCCTATCCTGGGTGGGCCCAATGCCAAAACCATAATACCGGAGCTGCTCATTGCTCATTGATTTGGTTTCAACAACCATCTGGACCATAAGTCCTATAGTCGTGCTTGGAACAACCGAACCGTACAACCAGGAGCCCAGCCCATTTTGAGTCTCATTAAAGGGTCTCTCATAGTCAACTTGATTAAACCTAATGTACTCCACAATGTCGAACGGAATACCAACACGCCGAGGGTAACTATTGCCCACCACACGCAGCCGCGGAACCCTGTACAAACACGAAAGACGGAAGCCATCACACACGTTCGCAAACAGTTGGCCGTAAAGCGCCGAACCGTTCACGGCCACATTTGAATAATTACTCACATCCGCTTTAGCTTCAATAGAATCTATAGGCACAACATTGAACCTATATATCTGTGGGTTTGCAACCACTACCTCAGCCATCTTCTCCTGCAAACACATGGGACCAAAGTTCCCAGTGGAGAGCGTGCCAAAGCCTCGCTTGGGCAACACGCTATCCGGGGAAGCAGCCATGCTAATAGAGGATGTGCTCGCAACTGGATCACAAAAGAACCTAAACAACAACTCACCCATGTAACAACGATACATAGAACCAAAGAAGCACAACAAATTCTGCTGCATCACAATACTGTTAGCCAAGTATATTTCAGCAACTGGGAACACTTGTCCCTTAGATTCCTCAATGGATGCGACATGCTGACACCGCTTAAGGGAAACAACTATTGAGTTCTCCTCCTTCTCAACTACGCTGGGCGTCGCTACCTCCTTTGAGGTTTGAACGACAGATAATGCCGCCTCATTCACCTCCAGAGCCTGCGTCGGAGCCTCCTCCATCTGCGCGCTAACACGTACCACACTAGCATAGGGCAGGCGGTAATCAGCCTCAGCCCCGAACAAACCCGCATCAATACTACGAGCTTCCCACCTACGGGCCACATCATAAAAGCTCAAAGGCGACTCCAGTATACCATTGCGTGCCCACGCCTTCTGTATCCTAGACCGCCAGCCCTTAAACCGCAAGGGTCCGCTGCTCCAAACCCGGGACAACACATCATTACCTAGGGCCACCATCATCTGGTCTTGAGTCATCTCCTTAGAACCATTCCACATGAGGCTTTTAATGAGACTAGCCTCCTCTACGACAGGATAATAGATCTGCCCTTTCACGAAGTTTGACATACGCACAGTGGTCATCTTCAGAAATGTTAAGCCTAAGATAGGCGTCAAGTCTGCCGTGACAGCAGTCTTGTTCGCTGGCGTAAACGTCACACCAAATCCGCTCAAATACTCCCCAATAGCTTTTGGATTAAACCACGACACCCGCTCAGCCACGGCGCAAATGTTATCATCTCCGAATACCTTAAGCCTCACCAGTCTATGGAAATGCTCAAGAGGCTCCATAGTTGGCTCGTGTAAACGCGCCAGGTGGCGCCAAGCCAACCGGAAATGCAACATAACAACAATACAATTGATCAGGGTCGTCAATATGTTGCCACTCTTGTTATGATCGGAGTCCATGATGACATAACGACCATATCGCAAGAAACTAAAAACCATACTATGGAGTAGAATGCGTTGCTTGTCTTCGAAACCATCTTCTAGGCTTGGGTTATGTCGCCTGTACCAAGCCCCAATATGGTCCCCTAATGACAAGGCAATCTGCCTAGTAAAATAAGACTCCATGCCAGAGTAATCCCCGTCGAAGCCGACATCAGAAGCGCACAACAGTCCTCTAATCATCTGCTCCCAATCACTACTAAAAACATTCATGCCGACAGCTGTTTCATACACATCAAAACCAGCGTAAACATGACTAATGAAATCACCAAAATACTTCCGAAAAAGGATAGTGGCATCCACTGGCGAAGCTATAATCATACGCGTCTTGGGTTTCCCATCTCTTCCAACTCCCATCACTCTATCATAGGGCCGCATCTCAGACTTGAGATTAGGCTCCCAAACAAAGGCTGGACAAACCCCTCTGGTTAAATTATCCTCGTGCCGCTCTAGGGCCTGTCTCAGAGGCTCATGCGTGATGACACGTGGGACATCCTCAGAGAACATCCATTTCTTACCTTTCACACCCTTAGGGCGATCCTGCGTCCAAGGGTACCCCTCAGAAGTCCGCAT